AATATGAAGAGATGAGAGCAAAACATGATTACATAATGGATCTATCTTCTAAGAATGGTACTATTGAATCTACAGCTGCACACATAGCTGCATTTAGTGCATTTACAGAAGGCATGCAACTCTTTTCATCTTTTATTATGCTACTTAATTTTCCAAGACATGGTAAGATGAAAGGCATGGGTCAAATAGTTACTTGGTCTATTGTAGATGAAACTCAACATACAGAAGGTATGATTAAATTATTCAGATCTTATGTTGAAGAAAATAATGAAATATGGAATGATAGTTTGAAAGGCAAAATATATTCGATCGCAGAGAAGATGGTTGAATTAGAAGATAAATTTATTGATCTATCATTTGGTACAGGTGCTATAGAAGGATTAACAGCGGATGAAGTCAAAGAATATATTCGTTATATAGCTGATAGAAGACTTATAAGTATGGGTATGAAGGGCATATATAAACGTAAAGTTAATCCATTACCTTGGGTTGAAGAGATGATTAATGCACCAACACATACAAACTTTTTTGAGAATAGAGCAACTGATTATGCAAAAGGTTCATTACAAGGTGGTTGGGATAAAGTTTGGGGAAAAGCTGCTTAATGAAGAAATTTGTTTGTGATGAATGTGATGCAGAGTTTACAGTGCACTATGATTTGGATGAAGACTTTTATGAAGTTCATTTTTGTCCATTTTGTAGTGCACAGATTGATCAGGAAATAGAGGAAGAGGATAAAATGGATTCTTTTCCACATGTGGATATATAAAGGAGAAGAATATAATGAACCGGGTGATAATTATGGTTTTGTTTATATTATCACTAACCTTACTAATGATAGAAAATATATTGGTAAAAAATTCTTTTGGACTACTAAACGCAAAACAGTCAATAAGAAGAAGAAAAAAGTTAAGGTAGAATCTGATTGGAAAAAGTATTGGAGTTCTTCTGCTGAACTAATAAAGGATATAGAAGAACTTGGTGAGAATAAATTTAAACGTGAAATTATACATCTATGTAAGTCTAAAGGTGTGACAAATTATTTGGAAGCAAAAGAACAATTTTTGCGCACAGTTTTAGAAGATAACGAAAAGTGGTATAATGGTATAATTAACGTACGTGTAAACAAAACTCACATAAGACTACTATGACTTTTATATTTTTACTTTTTGGCTCAGCATTATTTTTATCTGCTGTAGCCGCATTCTACTCAATAGTTGGTTTAGTTTCAATCTTTCCAGCTGCAGAGATACCTATAATTATTATGGGTGTTAGTTTAGAAATATGTAAACTTGTTGCAGCCTCTTGGTTGTATAGAAACTGGACTACTGCTCCTCATTTTCTAAAATATTATTTTAGCTCAGCTGTTATAATACTTTCATTTATAACTTCAATGGGTATATTTGGTTTCTTATCAAAAGCTCATATTGAACAAACAACTGTAGCTGGTGACAATACTCTTCAAATTGGATTGATCGATAAAAAGATCCAAAGACAGCAAAAAAGAATAGATGATGCAGAATTAGTTATATCTCAACTTGATCAAGCCGTACAAACTCTGATGAACTACGATAGAGTTAGAGGTCCAACTGGAGCTATTGCTACTAGAGAAAAACAAAAACTAGAAAGGTTAGAACTTAATACTATTATAGATGATGCGCAAGTAATAGTATCTGATTTACAATCACAAAAGTTTACACTTAATAAACAACAGATAGCATTTGAAGCTGAAGTAGGCCCTATAAAATATATTGCGGACTTTATTTATGGTGAAGCTGATAAAAAGCTCATAGAGAAGGCTGTCAGGGGTGTTATAATTATTATAGTACTTGTATTTGATCCTCTTGCTATTATTTTATTGATAGCTGCTAATAGAGAAGTTAGAATAGTTTATGGATCAAGTGTAAATAGAAGAGGTAGACCAAAAGGTACTAGAAATAAAAAAACAGTAACTATAAATTTAGATGAATATGATGATACTAAAGAAGTTGTTGATAAGAATGATATATCTGAAATACCAAAAGAAGTTTTAGATAAAGTGTTCAAGAAAGAAAAAAAGAAAAAAGAACCACCAAAAAAAGAAAGAACTAGAAACGCTTTGTATTACAATGATGAAGAAAAGTAACGTTGAATATATTTGAATAGTAAGTTACAATATAAGTTCGACAAAAAGGTGATATATGATTATAGTAGATTATTCTCAAACAGTTATTTCTAATATTATGGCAGAGATTGGAAATAAGAAAGATTCTAAGCTAGAAGTTAACTTGCTTAGACATATGGTAATAAACACCATAAGAAGCCATTACAAACAGTTTAAAGATCAATATGGTTGTATGACTATTGCTTGTGATAGTAAAAAGTATTGGAGAAAAGATTTTTTTCCTTACTACAAAGGCAACAGAAAGAAAGTTAGACAAGAGTCAGGACATGATTGGAATTTAATTTTTGATACTATCAATATGTTGAAGAAAGAATTAAAACATAACTTTCCATGGGCAGTGGTTGAAGTAGAAGGTGCAGAAGCAGATGATATTATAGCTACATATGTAAAGAATAAACATCCAAATGAACCTGTAATGATAGTTTCTGGTGATCATGATTTTATTCAATTACAAAAGTATGATAATGTTAAACAATGGTCTCCAATAAAAAATAAATTTGTTGAATGTGTAGGTGATCCAAAAGATATCTTATTTGAACATATTATTAAAGGCGACAAAGGTGATGGTGTTCCTAATGTTCTTACAGAAGATGATGCTATAGTAGAAGGCAGAAGACAAAAACCTATTCATAGTAAAAAGTTAGAAATGTGGAAAAAAGATCATACACAGATGCCACAAGACTCATCTTTTGTAACAAACTACGAAAGAAATCAAACATTAGTTGACTTATCAAGAATACCAAATGATATTGAAAGTGAAATACAGTTAGCTTTTGTTAAAGCTGAGCCACCATTTGATATGGATATGAATAAGAATATTCTTATGGATTACTTTAACCAACATAAACTTAACAAGATGATTGAATCAATTGAGGAATTTGTATGAAACAATTATTATCTGAATTTTTTGATATAGTAGAAAAACAAGCTAACGACACCGATCGTGCTAATTTATTATTAAATGAATCTAAAAATGATAACTTTTTAAAATGGATGTTAAGATTTAATTTTGATCCTAATGTAAAATTTTTATTGCCCGAAGGTACTCCTCCTTATAAAAAGATTGAAGATAGACCAATGGGTTATGAAGAAATAACTTTATATAAATCACAAAGAAGATTTTATATATGGATGGATCCAAAACAAAATTTAAAACAAATGAAAAGAGAGTCACTCTTTATTGAATTTTTAGAGAGTCTGCATTATACTGAAGCAGACCTTATATGTTTAATTAAAGATGGTAAACTTAATGAAAAGTATCCTTCTATAACTGAGAGTTTAGTAAGGAAAATATTTCCTGAGTTATTACCACCTACAACCGCTGTTGAGCCTCCTGTAAAAAGAGGCAGAGGCAGACCTAAAAAGGAGAAGTGATGAAGTTTCTAAATTATGGTGTTTCAAAGAAGAGTAGAAAACTTGGTATCAAACCTTATTCTAAAAGAAAAGTTCTACCAGCTCATTTACAAGGTGATATAAATGAAAAGAAGTTTACTCTTGTGCAGTCTGGAGTGTTTCCTAGAGAGACTCAAAGAGTGGAAAGTCTTAACACTGACAACTTTTCACCGTGTGTCAAGAAAGAAAAAAATAAGTACACCGGTTCGGCTATGCTTGGTGTTAGTACTCTTCATAAGTCTAATCCCGTTCCCGTTTTTAACAATGATGATGCTATTGATCATGCTAACATGAGGAGAAGTTGATGTATAAGTATACAATTATTCAAGAAGATGTAAGTAGTAAAAGTAAACTGAGTTATGAATTTTCAGCACATGATGAAGATGAGTTTGTTGAAAATATAACATCATTTATGCATAGTACAGGATGGATAATTGATGGGTCATTAGAAGTAAATTATGAAGATTTTGATGATATAGATTCTGAATATAATGATTACAGAAATCCAGATGTAGAAGGTTTTAAGAATTTTGAATTTCCTCCAGCAGTTTCTGTTGGTAGTGGACAAACGCATTATAATTTTGATACATCTGACATGGATAACATCTATGAATCTAGTCAACAAACATTTGATTTTCCAATGGATAGACCTTCTGAACAAACTTATAGAATTGATTCGCTTTATGAGGTTAGTAATACTGCAAATGCAAGTTTATATTATGGAGTGTAACAATGAAGGAGTTTTACACACTAGAATATAAAACTATGGATAGTAAGGGTAGAGAAAAGAATGCTAAGTTTGTTGGAGTCTTTATGACATCTGATGATATAGAGAAAGCTAAAAAAAATATTTTAGAAAAAGTAACAAACAATGTTTCTTTTCAAGTGTACAATCATAACAACATTTTTCCATAAATAAAAACATATGCCGACATATACATTTAGAAATAAAAAAACAGGTGAGATTGAAGAACATAATTTAAAGATCTCTAAACGCCAATCATTTATTGACTCCAACCCAAATTTAGAACAAGTGCATTTGACTATGCCAGGATTTGGTGATCTTGTTCGTATGGGGATGAAGGGTCCAGATGATGGGTTCAGAGAAGTTATGTCTAAGATAAATGAAAATGTGGGAAGTAAAAGAAGCAATCTTAGAGATAAACTTTCAAGAAATTAGTTATGTATAAGGTGATCCCATTTAACCTTAACCAAAAGGACTTATATGTCAAGAAAGTCTATATTAAAAACTCAACCTCTCGAATCTTCAAAAGTTGCAGTAATAAATAATAAGTTAAAAGTAAGACTTGATGATCTATATGAAGTAGAAGCACTCACAGCAAATCAACAAAGATTTTTCAATATATACGATAAGTCTAATTTTATAATGCTCCATGGAGTATCTGGAACAGGAAAGACTTATATTGCACTCTATAAAGCCTTAAAACAAGTTCTATCAAAGGATAACTATTCAAGAGTAGTAATAGTTCGTTCTGCTGTGCCTACAAGAGAAATAGGTCATTTACCTGGAGATGAAAGAGAAAAGTGTGAAGTTTATGAAAAGCCATACATGGATATATGTGCTGAGTTGTTTACTAAAAAAGATGCATACCAAAGACTAAGTGAACAACATAATATACATTTTATGATAACTTCATTTATAAGAGGAATAACTCTTGATCATTCAATTATAATAGTTGACGAATGTCAAAATATGACAGACATGGAACTCAACAGTATTATGACAAGAGTTGGTGAAAATACTAAAATTATATTCTGTGGAGACTTTAGACAAACTGACCTATATAAAAGATATGACCAATCTGGTCTACAAAAATTTATGCTGATTACAGATATGATGCCTTCAGCAAAGTCTGTAGAGTTTGATCACGAAGATATTGTTAGATCAAAATTGGTCAAAGAATATATTGTTGCACGTTCATGTTACGAGGATATGTATGAAACTAAGTAATAACTTTAGCTTAAAGGAGATGACGAAGAGCCAAACAGCTCTTCGTCGTGGTATAGATAACGAACCAAGTGAAGAAGTGATAGATAATTTAAAGAACTTATGTGAAAATATTTTACAGCCAGTAAGAGAGCATTTTGGTAAACCTGTTAATATAAATTCAGGTTACAGAAGTCCAGAATTAAATTCTGCTATTGGTGGATCTAAAACATCTGATCACTGTAAAGGAATGGCTGCAGATATTGAGATAGCAGGAATAGATAATGGTGATATTGCAGAATGGATTGAAGAAAATTGTGACTTTCGTCAGTTAATCTTGGAATTTTACACACCAGGTGTTGGTGACTCTGGGTGGGTTCATGTATCATATAATGAGGATGACAATATTAAAAAGGTAATGACTGCTTTAAAGGAGGACGGTAGAACAGTCTATAAATTAGGTTTAATTAAATAGTGTTCAATCATATACATCATGAATTTCCCAGCCTTAAACGAATTACTAGTGAGACCGGTACAAGATTATATCAGACCCCGTCTGGTAAGGCCTATCCTTCCGTCACCACGATCACAGGCCAACTTGCCAAGAAAGCAATACAAGAGTGGCGACAAAGAGTCGGTAAAGAAAAAGCAGCAGCAATTACAGCAAAAGCATCAAGACAAGGAACAAGAGTACATCACTTATGCGAAGACTACTTATCGAACAGGGAATTCCGTAAGAAAGAGTTTGACCTTGAGATGTGGGAATCAATCAAGCCAGAGTTGGATTGCATAGATAATATTCACGGTTTAGAATCAAAGTTATTTTCAGATCATTTAGAAGTAGCTGGCACAGTTGATTGTGTTGGTGAGTATAAAGGTAAACTTTGTATTATAGATTTTAAAACTTCATCTAAGCTAAAAACAAAAGCACAAATAAAAAATTACTTTATGCAAACTGCTGCTTATGCTGTTGCATTTGAAGAAACAACAAAAGTGCCAGTATCAAATCTTTTAATTATTATGGCTGTGGCTCACGAAGGTGTTGTGTTATTTGAAGAAAAACGTGACCATTATATTGATGAATTTATAGATTTACGTCAGCAGTATAGAGAGACACATGGTTGTTAATTATATCTAAATATAGTACAATATAAGTTATGATCGTATGAAGTTGATCGAAAGCTGTTTCGGACGTGGGTTCGATTCCCACCACCTCCACCAATTAGGAAAAGTATGTACGAGTATAATTGTAAGATTGTTAAAGTAGTTGATGGTGATACAGTTGATGTAGACATTGATCTTGGTTTCGGTGTCTGGATGAGAAATGAAAGAGTACGTTTATATGGTATAGATGCTCCTGAGTCCAGAACAAGAGACAAAGAAGAAAAGAAGTATGGTTTAGCATCAAAGAAATATGTTCAAGATCTCATGCCAGTAGATTCAATACAAGTACTTAGAACACTTAAAGATGATGTTGGAAAGTATGGAAGAGTGTTAGGTGTATTTGTTTTACCAAAATATGGTAATATGAGATTAGATGAAATGATGATAAAAGATCATCACGCTGTTGAATATCATGGACAATCTAAAGAAGAAATAAAAGAGCAACATTTAAAGAACAGAGAATATGTAACTATACTTGAAGATGTACTTAATCCTAATTATATAAGATAATGGGGGTGTACTGGTTTCGACGGGGCAATGAATAGAAAGATGGACGATCCGGTATGCAAAGACCGTAAATCTGGCAACTAAAGTAAACGCAAACGACGATTACTTTGCTCTAGCAGCTTAAGCTAGATGGGGTCTCCAGGTCTTCCTTATTACCCAAAGACCTGGACTAACAAGGAAAAATATGAGAGATAAAATTTGTCAAATTATTCACACTATAGCAATTAGTACTATAGCAACTAGCACTACTTTAATTATGTTACGAACGTATGGTTTGTTATAAGGAGAGAATATGTATCAAAAGGTTTGTTTGACTATTAGTGCTTTTTCAGTTACTTGTGTAGCTATAAACACTTCTTTAATTATGTTACGAACATATGGTCTATTATAATGGCAGAGTTTAATGATAGTATCTTAATAACAAAAAGATTTAGGTCGCCAACAGAATTTTCACTTTACATAGAAGAAAGAGTTTCAAAAGAAAGACTTGGTTACATGGACGCTATCATAGATTACTGTTATCATAATAGTGTTGATATTGAAAACATAGGAAACTTAGTTACACCTTCTTTGAAAGAAAAGATTCAACTTGAAGCAGAAGAAGCAAATATGATGAGACCAAAAGGAAAATTACCGGTATGATATGTATGGAGGCATTTGACGTTTATAGATCTTACTTAGCACTTAAATTACATTTTACGACAGATAAGTATGATGCTATTAAACAAAGAGGAAGAGTGAGAGCAACAAAGCAGTCATTCTTTAAAAGAACAGATTTACTAAACATAAGAAAGATAGCAGAGAAATATAGTGAGAAAGAAGTAGTTGACTTTCTTGTAGCTAATTTTGTTTCTGGAGATAGATGGGGTGGTGTGTTTGATTCAGAAGCAAAACATAACTATCTTGACTGGAAAAGAAGAATGGAAGCTATGTCATACACATTTAAAAATGACATAGATAAGATATTATTCAATTGTGAAAAAAATAATTATAAGTTTGATGATGTGTTTTATTCTGATACAAACCATCCTATAATATTACGTATGTACTTGGGTAAACATATATCAATTGAAACCCTTGTGATCTTAAATCAGATAAATAACTATACTGATAGATTAGATGAAAAATTAAAAAATGATTTAGTATGGCCTGATGTTTCAAGAATTATAAAGAAGTATCAACCATTTTTAAATATAGAAAAAGAAAGATATGTCAGAATACTCAAAGACAGACTTAGAACAGATTAACGGTAGAATGGCAGAGATTGAAAAGAATTTGGCTATAGCACAGGAGAACATTTATGTGTTAAGTAGCCAGATAAAAGACACTCAAAGAGTATTAACTAAGTTAGCACAAATACAAAATGAGATGTCGAGAAGGATGGTACAGTGGCCTTTTATAGCTGTTGATGCCAACCAGAAGTAACGTTGAAGTAATTTTTTTATTATTATACAATTAAAACTCATACACTAATATACAATTTATACGGAGATACATATGGCTTTAGATTTTAGTGCTTTAAAAAAGAATCGTGGTAATTTTGACGACTTAATGCAAGAAGTTGAAAAGATTAACACTCCCTC